CTGGACGAGCTGACCCCCAGGGACAGCAAGTTCGCCCTGCCCAAGTCGCCGAAGCTGGTCGAGGTCACGCCTGAGATGGCGGCCGACTGGCTGGACACTCGCAACCCCGATGGCAACCGCTCGCTGTCGCGGCCGATCTCCGGCCGCTACGCCGACGCCATGCGGCGCGGCGAGTGGAAGGTTACCCACCAGGGGCTGGCCTTCGACACCGACGGCTGGGTTGTCGACGGACAGCACCGGCTGTCCGGCATCGCCAACTCCGGCGTCGTCGTGCAGATCTGGGTGTTCCCGGACATGCCGCGCGACACCTTCGACGCGATCGACGTGGGTCGTCGTCGGATGGCCAGCCATCTGCTCAAGGTGCCGAACGCCGTCGTGCTCACCTCTGCGGTGCGCTACCTGGCGGTGACCGACAACATCCACGACGCCCGCTACCCGGGCGCTGCGTTCGCCGAGCTCACCAACGTCGAGACCCTCGACCTGGTGCGCAGGGGCGGTCACAAGCTGGAGCAGGCTGCGCGTGTGGCCTGGCGCGTGCGCGCAGGCGCCCGCGTCACGCCGTCGCCGATGGCGGCAGTGGCCTACCAGGTGCTGAACACCGACCAGGCCGACGAGCTGGACCCGTTCGTCGAGGGCCTGGCCACCGGCGCGAACCTGGACAGGGACGACCCGCGTCTGCGTCTGCGTAACGCGTTCATGGCCAGCGCTACGACGCGCGCGGCCACCATGCGTACGCCGTCCCACCCCTACGCCCTCACGGTGAAGGCGTGGAACAACTACGTCCTGCGCCGTCCGCTCAGCCAGCTCGGCTGGCGTGCGGACGAGGACGTGCCGCGCGTCATCGGATACACCCCGACCCTCAAGGACTAGTGCATGCTGCGTGACCTGAAAGCCAACCAGGCGATCTGGGTGTCAGTGGCTGGACGGAAGATCAGAGCGCGGGTGGTGGAGACCTACCATCCGCGCTCTGGTGGTACGCGCGTGATCGTGCGGCCGACTGAAAGCTACGGCCCCTTCGTGGCTGGCGCGCTGTCCGTGGTCTGGACGTGGCAGACCCACTGGCGTAACGCCGACCACCGAGGAGAGTCAAGATGGCTGGCAAGCCGGACGAAGTAGCAGCCCGCCGCAAGGCGCGGCTCACCATGCTCTCCAACCAGCTGCGACTGGCCCAGGAGAACCTGGACATCGAGGTAGCCGAAGCCTGTGCGGAGGGGTTCACCCTCCGCACGCTCGGCGCCTGGCTGGAGGTGAGTCACACCACCGTGGCCAACATGAGGGAGGCAGGCATTGAAGCCGGTCGTCGACGCGGTGGCCTCGCTGCTGAGCAGCGAGGATAACGCAGAGAAGTCAGCGGAGGAGATCGCCACCGAGATAGTCGATGGCATCTTCCGGGCAATCAACCGTGCATTCAAGCAGCCCCCACCACCGCTGGTGGTGGGCATGGTGTACAGCTTCCCCTGGTCACCAGCCGCACTCTCCCTCATCTGGCAGGAGGGAGGGGCGCGGTGGTTCATGGGTCGCAGCTCCGAGTACGGGCTGATGATCCAACGGGCCGACGACACGCTCGCACTGAAGTACCGCAAGCTGAGTCGCGCTGCGTTCTTGCAGCCCGACTCCGATCGCTACATCGTGGGTGACTGGGTCCAGTGCTACGGGGCCAAGGCTCACCGTTTCAAGGTCGTGGCCGTGGCGCAGTCCACGGCTCTGCTGGAGGGCCCGAAGGGCACATACACGGCCTTCCCGTTCAAGGAGCTGGACAAGGGCTTCCGGTTCTACCGGAAGCGGGAGAGGACAACCGATGCATGAGATGAGCAACGGGCCCCAGCGGCCCGACGAGCCGCTGGACATCAGCGCGCTCACCGACGCCACCAAGCCGTCCGTGGCGTGCCTGACGCCGCAGGAGCAGGCCGAGCTGGCCGCAGCGGTGCACACCGTGCTGCACACCATCAAGGGGCCGGGCATCCTGTTCGAGCTGGCCATGGACGAGTTCGTCAAGCAGGGTGCCCACAAGGTGGGCCACGGCCTCCAGTGCATGGTCTGGTCGGCGGCGCAGTCCATGATGGTGATACGTGGCATCAAGGGTCGCGACATGGCCGAGACCATGGTGGTCATCACCCCGAAGGGCGACGCCACCGAGGCCGACGTGATCATGTGCGACATGGCTGTCGAGTTCGTGAAGGCCACCCTGGCCGGGGCCCACCAGGCTGCCATGGAGGCGTGGGCCGAGTGGGTCAACAGCCTCGACGAGGACGACTGGGACCAGTACACCGACGGCATCTCCCTACTGCTGCGGCAGGCCATCGACATCGCCACCGGCGAGCTGGAGCCCAGCGAGATGGGCTCCGCGATCCTGGGCATCGACGCCGTGCAGCTCGTCCCGCGCAAGCCGCAGGAGGACTAGGTGACAGGGCTTCGCGCCCTGTCGATCGAACGGGCCCGTCCTACACCCGCGTGGGTGCAGGACGCGGCCTGTCGCTCCGTGGATCCGGAGCTGTTCTTCGACGAGGGCCATGATCTGGGCGCCCCCACGGGGCGCACCGTCTCGCCCGCTGCCAAGCAGCGCAGGGCGCAGGCGAAGGCCATCTGCGCACAGTGCCCCGTGCTGATGGAGTGCCGTGAGCACTACCTCGATGAGGTGCATGGCGTGTACGGGGGCCTTGACCGCGACGAGCGGCATGAACTGCGCGTGGCGCAGCGCGTACTGCTGCGCGGTGAGGAGGACGGCGAGCGCGTAGGGCGCGAGGCGTTCGACCTGTGGCTCGCTGGCGAGCCGCTGGTGGATCTGGCCAAGCGCTACGGCATGCGCACCAGGCAGCTGCGCATCCACCTGGACAACTACCTGCGCACCCCAGCTGGCCAGCGGGCACAGCTGGAACACCTGATCCAGAAGGCGTACGACGAGGGCCTGACGGAGGAGGACACGGCCTTCAAGCTGGACATCCCCCTAGTCAAGGTGACCTACCTGCGACGCAAGATGGGCCTGGTCAAGCGCGTCGTGTCACAGCAGCCTGCCAGGCTGAGCGAAGACCGGTGGGACTCGTCGGTCAACGTCATGGGCACGACGCTACAGGCCAACTACCTGGGAGAGTCGGCGGACGAGCCGCCGTTCTACTTCATGCAGGTCAAGTACCCGAACGCGTCCACCCGCAAGTGGATGCGCGGCGAAGACGTCCTGCTCGGCAGGGGTGTTCGCCGCCACGTGATCAGCAAGGGCGTGGGCAGTGGCAAGAAGCGGGCAAAGGACAGCGCGAGTGACCGGCAACGATCCGCTTGAGCGCAAGCAGCTGGAGCACCTGTCCTACTCGGCGCTGAGCGACCTGCTCAGCTGCGGCAAGAAGCTGGAGCTGAACCGGCTGGTGGCTGGCGTGCCCAAGCGAGCCAGCATGTGGCTCGCTGGTGGGCTGGCGGTGCACCAGGTGACCGAGGAGTTCGACCGCGCGCAGGCCACCGGCAGCCGGTTTGATCCGGCTGCCGTGTGGCAGCGCAGCTTCAGCGAGGCCATCGACCGCCTGAAGGCGGACGATCCTGACATTTCGGGCTGGCGCCAAAAAGAGAGCATGACCGAGTGGATGCAGCTCGGACCCAAGCTGTGTATCGCCTACTTCCAGTGGCGCAAGGACACCGGCTGGCAGCTGTGGGTCACGCCTGACGGCGAGCTGGCGGTGGAGCTGGACACCTCCGGCATGCTGCCGAACTGCCCGATCGAGATCAAGCAGTACGTCGACCGGGTGTTCAAGCTGCCCACCGGTGAGCTGTTCCTGGTCGACCTGAAGACCGGCAGCAGGCAGCCGGAGAACAGCCTTCAGTTCGGCACCTACGCGGCTGGGATCAAGGCGCGCTACGGCGCCACGGTCAAGGAGGGCGCGGCCTTCATGAACCGCAAGGCCAAGCTGAGCCGCGTGTACGACCTTCGCATCTTCACCCCTGAGTACATGGGCAGCGTGTTCGCCAAGGCTGACCAGCAGATCAAGCAGGGCCTACTGGTGGCCAGTCCTGGGGGGCACTGCTTCTACTGCGACGTCTCCGACGCCTGCTACGCCACGGGTGGTAGCCAGGCGGTGAAGTTCGACCGAGATCACCCGTTGAACCGACCCCCCTTCTAGGGAAGGAGTCTCATGGGAGAGGACGGCGTTCTGCTGCCCGCCCGCAAGCCGCAGAGCTGCATGGTGGCTGCCGCCATCTTCGCGCTCATCGTCATCTGCGCTGCCGTCATCCTGGCGGTGGCCATCTAGGAGTCCATCGTGATCGAGAACAGGATCTTGGAACTGTCCATCCTGGGCGCCCCCGCAGCCTTCTTCTTTGGGGCCTTCTTCGTCAGCCGAGTGCTGGCGCGCAAGGCGAAGGAGCGTGGCTGATGGCCAGCGAAGGACACGCCTGCCATGCTGCGTGCAGTTGCAGCAACCCTCCCCCTGAGGAGCCGACCGTGACCACTCCCCTTCCCCCGGTTGTCGTCTGGTGCACCAAGTGCGGTGGCCCCAAGCCGTGCAGCTGTGGCGGCTGAGACCTGGCACAACCAGGCCGAGCTGGAGGCCTACCTGGCTGGGCGGCCCTACGTGCCGCCCGCTCAGCTGATGGGGGCACTCAGCGGTGCTGAGCTGGCCGACATGCATCAGGCCACCAAGCACTACGAGCCCCCCTACATCCCGAAGCCGGAGCCGCTTGAGGCTCCGGCTTCGCTGTCCTACGAGCGGATCGTCAGACTCGAATGGGAGTGTGAGATCCGAGGCGGCACCGTCAACGACTGGTACCGCGACGTAGGCCAAGCGCAAGCGCTTGATCTTGAGTACAGGAGAGAACTTGTCCGACGAGACGATGCCCCAGGAAGACAACGCCTGGGGCGACTGGGGCGGCAGCGGCGGCGCTGTGCAGATCGGGCCTGACGTCCAGGTCACGCCAGTGCAGCTGGTGAACACCCCGGTGGCCCAGCCGTACCGCGAGAACCACCCCTTCACGCTCAGCCTGACGGCTGACGGCAAGGCGCCGATGCTGGTCGTCCGCGCCGAGAGCGCGGTCGAGCTCTCCAACCTGCTGACGCAGGTGGAGATGTCGGGCCTGTGGGCCAACGTGGGCAACCACATCAACACCATGCGTGCCCACGGCACGGTGGGCGCCGGGCTTGGCCCGGTCACCGTCGTGCCGCAGGCGCCCATGCCCCCGGCCTCCGGGCCGGGGCCCATGCCCTCGTACCCGGCGGCGCCTGCGCCCGCAGCCGGTGGCTGGGGCGGCGCTCCGGCGGCGCCTGCTGGCGCTCCGCAGGGCTGGTTCGTCGTGGACATCCCCTTCGCCAGCAAGGCGGCCGGGGACGCCGTGAAGAACCAGCTGAAGGCGTCCGGCATGTACCAGGGCAACGTGAAGTGGGACGGCACCGCGAAGAAGTGGTACGTCTCGCCGAACGTGGTCGCGTACTTCCAGCAGTTCGGCCCTCGCCCGGCATGACCATCGAGTTCTACGTCTTCACCGACAGTCGCGAGACTGTCGGTGGGGACTATCCCCTGCACGGCATCCGACCGAACGACTACCCGGAGCTGCACCACTTTCTGGCCCAGCACCCGTGGCGGTACCCGCACCACGTGCTCTACAAGGAAGAGGGTGACAAGCGATGGACGATCGTCACCCTGCGACGTCAAGGAGTGAGAGATGAAGAGGCTGACTAGCCTCGCGCTGGCCATGGCCGTGCTGTGCACGGGCCTCTGGCTGGCCTGTAGCGGCCTGACGCTGGCCATGACGGGCAACGGGCCCGGCGGCTTCCTCCAGGCCCTGTACGCGGCGTGCAGCGTGCTCGTCGGCTCTGCCTGGGCGGCGGACGTGGTCCGCCCTGTCGGAGTCGAGCATGGCTGAGACATTCATGCAGCCCACCAAGTACGTCGTCTCGGTGGTGACACCCGAGATGACGGACGACTGGTGGCTGTTCGCCCTGAACGTGGTGTGGCAGGGCGGCTCCTGGTGGAGCGTGGAGCGACACCACCTGTACCTGGCAGTCAATGGCAGGTGGTCGTGGCAGCGCCGGGGCGAGGAGGACTGGGACAAGGCCCACCTCTTCGGCAAGGAGGAGGCGCTGATCCTGGCCAAGCGCTACGCGCCCGACGTGAAGGTCAACAGCTACCTGGCCAGGCGCGTGGCAGCCGAGTGGCAGCAGGAGAAGAGGGCACGTGCTGACGCTGAGCAAGACAGTGAGACGGGGGTCGGTGGCTCCGCCACCGCTGCCCCCGATGTACCCCAGCTGGGGTGACCGCCACTGGCTACTGCGCCAGCAGTCGGTCCAGATGATCGCTGGCGTGCCCGGCACGTACAAGACCATGGTGCTGCTTAACGGTCTGGTCAACATGCGCGTGCCGACGCTGGCGTTCTCCAACGACAGCGACGACAGCACGATCGCCAGCCGCCTGCTGGGCATCGCCACAGGCGTGCCCTGCGAGCAGACCGAAGACTGGCTGCGGACTGATCCGCAGCGCTGCTTCGAGCTGCTCAAGCAGTACGACTTCTTGCAGTGGCAGTTCATGCCGAGCCCCAGCCTGGATGACATCTGGCTGGAGACGTACGCCTACGGCGAGCGCTACGGGGCGTGGCCCCAGCTCATCGTGGTCGACATCCTGGGCGACGTGGAGCACCAGGGCAACGACGAGTGGTCGGCCCTGCGCGAGGTCATGCGGCAGTCCAAGGTGCTGGCGCGTGAGACCAAGGCCAGCGTGCTGCTGATCCACCACTGCTCCGACGGTACGAAGGGCGATCCCTGCCCTTCGCGGCAGTCGGTCATGGGCAAGATCTCGGCGCATCCCACGCTCATGCTGACGCTGGGCAAGGATGCGGACGAGCGCTTGCACGTGGCGTGCGTGAAGGCACGCCACGCAGCCAGCGACGCCAGCGGCAAGAAGGCTGTGCCGATGATGGTGACGCCGGAGAACGCCCGCGTCCGTGACTACACGGGCGGGGATGCTATCCCGCAGCAGCGGGGCAACTGGTGGGAGTAGGAGAGGGGCATGGAGAGGTTTAGGCGCTTGAGCAACGGTGACCTGCTGGTCTCCGGCACGCTGATCAGGCACACGCCCGAGGAAGGCGAGGGCCTGGTGCTGGTTCCGGCTGGGGTCGTCAACGAGTGGTTGGAGCTGGAGATCACCGCCAAGGCGAACCAGCTCCTGAAGATGCAGATCGACTTCCAGCGCCACGCGCTGCTGCCCGAGCGCGAACCGCGCGTGGTGGGTGAGGACTGATGATCACCTATCCGAAGTGGTACCACTTCACCTACGCCCTGGGGTACTGGGGATGACGACCAAGTCGAAGCAGCGTGGCACCGAGACCGAGACCATGGTGGTCAAGCACCTGCGGCCCTGGTGGCCGGAGGCGGAGCGCCGCATACTGGCTGGCGTCAACGACAAGGGGGACGTCATCAATGTCCCCCTGTTCTGCCTTGAGATCAAAGGCGACCGCTCCAACCGACTCTCAGCATGGAAGGAGGAAACCCTGCGCGAGATGGGGAACGCAGGCACCCCGTACTGCGCCTTGATCGTGAGGGTGGAGCGCAAGCCCGTGGGGCAGTGGCAGTTCTGGATGCCGCTGGAACAGCTCGGCATCCCTGTCTATGGAGAGGATGCCTGGGCGTGCATGAGTCTCGACGCTGGCATGCAGGTGATGGAGATCCTCCAGTCCCGCGCTATGGCATTGGTCCGATCCTCGCCGCCTACGGCCTCGAAGTAGAGGACGACGGGCGCGAGTGGTCCAAGGCCCTTCGCTGCCCGTTCCACGGTGACCGCACGCCCAGTGCGGTCGTCAACCTGCGGATCGGCTACTTCAAGTGCTTCGCATGTGAGGCGTCCGGCACCGCAGTCCAACTGATCATGCACGTGGAGAGGCTGGATCGTGGAGCTGCCGTCACCAGAGTTGAGGATCTTCTTCGAGCGGGCGGTCAGCCAGTACCAGAGCGACCTGACTACCGATACGTTCGCCCAGGAGTACCTAAGCCGCCGGGGCTTCACACCGGCGGTCGCAAGTACGTACCGCCTGGGCGTCGTGCGACGCCCGATTGAAGGCCAGGAGCGCTTCCGGGGCAGGCTCTGCATCCCCTACCTGACCCGCATGGGCGTGGTGAACATGCGCTTCCGCTGCCTGCGACAGCACCTGTGCAAGGCCGAGAACTGCCCGAAGTACCTGCCCGCCATTGACGGCATGGAGGGCAACCTGTTCAACGTGAACGACACCTTCGCCGACAGCGAGTCGATCGCTGTCACCGAGGGCGAGCTGGACGCGATCAGCTGCTCAGTCTCCGGCATCCCGGCAGTCGGGATGCCGGGGGCCACGCAGTGGAAGCCGCACTGGAAGCGCGTGCTTGAAGACTTCCCCTTGGTCTACTCCGTCGGCGACGGAGACGAGGCCGGGAGCAAGTTCAACGCCAAGCTGATGAAGGAACTCAAGGCCATCCCGATCAAGATGAAGGATGGCGAAGATGCAAACTCTACCTACGTTCGAGATGGACCAGCGGGGCTCCGCGCCCTATTCCCAGAAGCTTGAATCCTTCCAAGCAGGAGAGGTGTCAACGAGGTCATGACGAGTGGTACGAACAGGAACCAGGGGGCAGGCGCTACTGCCGGGCCTGCCACCGCTGGCGGTACGCACAGCGCGCATGACGAGACGGTCGTCATGCCGGTGGTCGTACCGCTGAGCGAGAAGCCGCAGGAGTGCCTGCACCTGGCCTACGAGGCGCACGGCCTGAGCACCGGCACAACCGGCGTGCCCGAGGGCAAGGCCAAGGAGTGGCGCACCTGCTCCGACTGTGGCGCCAAGTTCCACGGCATCGTGGACGGGCCGCCGAGCGGTCCGGAGGAGAAGCCAGGCCAGCCGCCGAAGGCGGTCTACGGCCACGCGCAGGTGGTGACCTACCAGACCAGCAGGGGCCAGTACGACCTGGTCGTCGGCGAGCTGGCCATGGTCTCGCTCCAGAACGGACTGGTCGTGGTGCAGCACCACGACGCCCCCGTCGTGGGCATCGTGGGCGTGCGCCCCTGGCTGGAGGAGGACCACGGTGGCACTGACGCTGAGGGTTAAGGCTGGCCGTGCCACCTTCGCCATCACCGATGGCGCCATGAAGGCCGAGTGGACTCTGACCACGGACATGTCCGAGGAGGAGATCTTCGACGCCCTGCTGGGCATGATGCGCTACGTCCGCCAGCAGCCAGCGGTGGACATCCGGCCACCGCTGCACGTCGTGCCGGACCTGCCGGACGTGATTCACGTCCAGAACCTCACCGCAGACGGCCCCGCCAGCGAGCGTCCGGCCATGACCTGGGCTCCGGCCATACAGCCCAAGCCGCTGGACGCTAGCCTGGAGGCGGCTGGCGCCAACGGTTTCGAGCTCATCCCTGACGACGAGCTCGACTAGAAGTCCGGCCGGGTTGAGCCCCCTCTCCGGCTCCCCGGCCGGGCGCTCCAACGGAGAGGTGTACAGTCGAGCCCGTAGGCTCGTCTTCGAGTCGACAGCCTGAAGGGCCCCTGGCGCACACCGGGGGCCCTTCAGCATGGGAGGGACTATGGAGTGGTCTGCTCGCCGGATGGCGTACTGCTTGCAGAAGGCTCCGGACTGGCCGCAGTCGGTGGCGTCAACGCCTCCGGAGCTGACGCCACGACAGCGACGTCGGATGTGGAAGAAGTGGCACCGTGAAGAGCGACGTGCTCTCCGAGCACGGTCTCCACAGCGTGCAGCTCCTCAACCAGCTGAGTAAATGGTTGCGTGTTACCACTAGTGCCGAGCATCCTGTCAAGGAAGCGCTCAACGGCAGGGACCTGTGCGAGGTTGGTGACCCCCACACTCACGGCCAGCACCACAGCTCCGGCGCCGACCTTGCTGCTCACCCCAGTGCTCATCAAGAGCACCGGGGTGGCGGCAGCCAGGCCCAGCACCGCCTCGATGGCGGTCTCAGCTATCGCTCTGCTCTTCTTGCTCAGGTTCATCAGCCTCTCCTTGTGGCCTGAGCGCGTCTACACGACGCGCTGTGGGCAGATCCAGGGTGCCTGTCGGCTCCAGGCCGAACAGGCGCTGCACGCCCCGCAGCGCGGCCCTGGTGGCCGCGTCCATCTCGCCCGTAGGGGCGAGCCGAAGCTTGCGTTGAGCACGCCGTAGCGCGCGGTGCTCCGCCTCATTCGCCGGGAAGATGATCTCCCGGCTGATCCACGTCGGGCTCTGGGAATCCGAGCTCAACCTTGATCTTCCCCATGTGCTTGCGGTTGGACCGCGTGATGTGGACCAGCGCCACCGGGGACCACAAGACCGAAGCCAGCAGGTTCGGCCACACCGCAGACCAGGTCTGGCTGAGCCAGCTCATCTCCCACTCCCGTGTAGCCCTCGCCCGCAGGGCGGGCCTCGAACTGACGGGCGTGAGCCAGCCAGCCGCTGCCATCGCCCGCTTTCACGGGCTCTGTGTCCAGTGCCATGACCTCTCCTTACGTGACGACGTCATTCAGCGTACGCAGCTGAACCGTCAGCACGCCGCCGTAGCCGGAGAAGTTCGGGCCAGGCTCTGCCTTCTGCTCGAACTTGTAGTCCTCGATCACAACCAGGTAGCTGCGGCCCTGCTGCATGTCCTGGAAGTTCACGCTGTCGCCCTTCTGGGCGACCGACTCGAACATCTCCAGCCGCGCCAGCGTGCGATCCTCGGAGCCGACCTTCTGCCCGTTCTTGTCTGACTCGAAGTCGAAACAGTAGAGCGGCACAACGAAGACCCGCTGGCGCGTGGCGCCGGGGATCACCTTGAACTGCCAGCCGTTGACGACCATGCCCTTGGTCGTGTCGGTACCCGACCGCTGGAAGTCGAGACGCAGCTTGACCCACTCGCTGGCAGACGGCGGCACTGACAGCAGGATCGATTCGATCTCCACGCCTGAGCCCTCGGTGATCTCGATCACCGAGGTGGTACCACCGCCGGTGTCTTCGATGCTGGCGGTCAGGCTGCCGCTGTAGGCCAGCGGCGTCTTGACCGACAGGAACTTGAAGATCTTCGGCTCCTGCGTGTTGAAGCGGATGCGAGCCGACTCAAAGTAGCCCGTCGGCTCCAGCACGCTGGCGCTCTCCAGGTAGGCGCCGTGCGCCTGCACGCTGAACACCATGCGGTCAGAGTTGCCGAAGTTGGTGACCGACCAGACCGTGCCCGACTGGTGCGCCTGGAGGTCCGTGGCGTACGCGTAGCGGGCGCCGACGTTGCCGCCGTTGTCCTGGATCGGCTGGCCCAGGTCGATGCGCCACAGGCCGCTCTGGCCGTCGATGGCATTGGTGCCACCGACGAAGAAGAAGCGGTCGAAGGCGCCGACATCCTTGGTGTCACCGGTCAGCAGCAGCGGACCGTAGGCGATGTCGCCGTTGGTGTCGATCTGCCCCACGCGGAAGCCGCGTGTGGTGCAGATGCCGACGAAGCTGCCCAGGTACGTGATCAGCTTGTTGACGATCTCGCCGTTGGGCAGCTCGCAGCTGATCGTGCCACCACTGGACAGCGTTGGAGCGGCGCCAGTGCTGGTCAGCTGGAACTTGTAGATCGAGGACTTGGAGCCAGCGAAGCCAGCGGCGTAGATGGCGTTCGGGCCGTCCGAGATGGACGTCCATTGCCAGGCGCTGTTGAGGTGCGTGAAGCGCAGATCACCAGCAGCCAGCGCTGGGCCAGCCGTGACCAGCTCGTAGAGCAGGTTGTTGACGCCCGCCATCAGGCGGCCCTTGACCCACGCGATGGCAATCTTGCTGGTGGCCGTGTTGTAGATGTCAGCCCCCGCGCCGGAGCCGGTGCCCCTCCAGATGCTGGCACTGTCGGCCACGTAGTAGTTGGTGCCGTCATTGGTGGCCGACAGGATCGTGCCAGCCCCGCCGTAGGTGATGGCGGTCGTGGTCGTGCCGTCGTCAGTCTTGAAGTTGGCTCCGACGGCAGACCAGAAGCGGTCAGTGCCGTCGTTGTAGCCCATGACGAAGTGCGGGTTCGACGTGCCGTCGGACACGCGCAGCGTGGTGGACCGCAGCATGGTCAGCTGGCCATCGGTCCACGGGTTCAGCCCCACGCTGTGGCCGTACCGGATGGTATGCCGGTTCTGGAGGTTGGCTGCGCCGACCTGGTCCGGATCCTGGTACAGCAGGCCCTCGCCGCCGATGAAGGTGGCCTGGCTGCGCAGCCACCAGTCGACCAGCGACTGCTCGCCAGGCTCGCGCGCGTTGTCGAACTGCTGCTTGCGGATCGGGGCAAGGCTGCGCGTCATCGGATTCTGATCCGAGGACGCAGACAGGAACAGCTGACCGGCGATGGCGAAGTCGTACGCCACGTCCGTGATGACTGCCTGGGCAGACTGGCTGACCGTTCGCCCCGACAGGGGGAACGGCAGCCGCGAGACGATGCCAGCCACGGCGCTCCTTAGATGAGGTAGGAGATGGTCAGCACGATCGTGGAGCCGGTGGCCACCGCAGCCGAGTTGCCGGTGTTGAAGGCGCTGAACACACCCGCCGGGGTCGTGTAGTAGGTGACGTTGCTGCCACCAGTACCCACCGTGGCAGACGCCAGGTTGAAGGCACCACCGCTGGTCTTGGTGAAGTAGCCGTACCCGGTGGAGCTGATCGCTGGCGTGTTCACCGAGCCGGGCAGCGAGATGGTGAGGTTGCCAGTCGCCGCCAGCGAAGTGGTGCTGCCGCAGAAGATGGTCACGGTCACCGTGACCAGCGAGCCAGAGCGCGTGTAGAGGCCAGTAACCGTGGCGTTGCCCATGGTGAGAGAGCCACCCACGGTCGGGGTGTAGCTGATGGAGCCGGACGACAGGTTGCCAGCCAGCACGTTGCCGTTGACGTCCACCGACATCAGCGACGTACCGCCGCTGTTCTTGCAGTTGATGAAGTTGGGCGTGCCGGTCAGGCTGCCCGACTGGTTGATCGTCAGCGCGTCGGCGGTGGCGCCGCCAGAGCCGAAGGTCATCGACATCGGCACGATGGAGAAGATGCCAGCCACGCCCGAAGTGGTCGTGACGTTCTGCACCTTGAAGTAGTCCGTGCCGGACTGGCCCACCACCCGCAGCACGTTGCTGGCGGTGTTGGACGAGCCGGGCGCCGTGACCTTCAGGAAGTCCACGGCGGACACCGTGTTGGACGAGGTCAGCGACAGCTCGCCGGTGGCGCTCACGATCGCCAGCGGCGTAGCGCTGGAGTTCTGGATCGACAGCATGTTCGCGCTCTGCGAGGCTGCGCCCTTGAGCGTCAGCGGCACCGCAGCCGCAGCCGTGCCAGTCAACGCAGCCTGCGGCCCGTTGAAGACGCCAGCGGAGCTGATGCTGGCCAGCGTGGCTCCGTTGACCTGCCATTCCATGAGGTCCGAAGCCATGGCGGTCGGCGCGTTCAGCACGTAGCCGACCGTGGCGGTGGACTGCGCGCTCTGCACGACCTGGCCACCAGGCAGCACGCGGAAGACGCTGGTCGGCGTGGAGTTCTGCACGGCCAGCAGGTCGTTGGTCTGGCTGCCCACGCCGCGAATGGTGAGTGGCGTCTGCGCAGCACCGCTGGCCACCAGCACGGGGTTGCTCGTCCAGGTGCCGGTCCAGGTGCCCGTGCTGGACGTCAGCGTGCCGGTGATGGTGTGCGTGCCGGACGTGGTGAAGTTGCCTGCCAGCGTGCCACTGAGCGTGGCAGCGTTGACGGTGGGGTTGGTCAGCGTCTTGTTGGTCAGCGTCTGCGTGTCGCTGTCGCCGACCAAGTTGCCTGCCACGCCGTGCACAGCAGAGGTGGCAGCCTCGTGGATGCGGAAGTCGTTGGCGTCCTTGCCGCAGTACACGTGGCGAACCACGGCCCCAGTGCCGTGGTTCTGCGCAGAGGTGGAGTCGAAGGCGCGCGTGATGGTCAGGTTGCCAGCACTGTTGGCGGTGACCGTGCACAGCTCCTCAGCCGTGCCGCCGTAGTCGATGGCGATGACGAACGGGTACTGCGACGGCCAGCCCACCGTGCTGGCCACCTGGCACGTAAGGGCGCTGTTGGTGATCCCAGCGTTAAGCTGAGTCTGCACAGCGCTGGAGCTGTAGTAGTACGCCTGGGCCATGCTCAGCTCCCCTGGAAGGTGGCGTAGTTCGCGGTCTCCTGGAACATCAGGGCCCGCTCCTGGTCAAGGCGCTGCTGGTACAGCGCCATGTAGTACTGCGCCGCCTTGGCGGCCGAGCCGGTCGGCACCAGCGGGGCACGCTCGGTCGCCTCGACCGAGCGCATCTGAAGTCGCGCCGCCTCGTAGGTCGGCAGCAGGCGCGAGATCGCACCGAAGACCACGATGTCCACCGTGCGCTCCGGGAAGCCGGACACGGTGGCGTAGTCGTCGCTGTTGTTGACCAGGATGGCTGGCTGCGTTGAGTACACCACCTTCATCTGACGGCCAGGCGTGACGAAGTCGAAGATCTGAAGCGACTTCCCGTTGGGGAAGTCGGTCGTCGCCGACGTGTCAGCCTTGGAGTTGTACCGCCAGTTGGGCAGCGGCTGCCAGATCTTGGTCGGACCGACCAGCTGGCCGGTTACGTACCAGACGTCTTCAACGTCGGCTGGTAGCGAGTACTCGTAGACCGGCGCCAGCTTGGTGATCTCGGTGTTCTTGAAGACGACCAGGCTGGGGTACATGGCACGGATCGTGTTGTTGATCTCGTCCTTGATGCGAGCCCTGGGGAACTTGGGGCCCATCGTGACGATGGCGTTCTGCGCATGGCTGGCTGCGATGGTGGAGTTCCATCCCCGGCCATTGAGACCACCGAGCACGGTGGCGATGCCGGTGGTGCGGTCGATCGACTGCACCTGGATGAGCTCGTCGTCCACCTCCATCGTGCCCCGGAAGACGTTGTCAGCCGTGGACGTGGCAACGGTGAAGGTGGTATCCGTGGCCAGCATCCCCGACTGGAGCACGCTGTACTGATCCTGATCCAGCGTGAAGCCCTGGATCTGCGAGCGCACTCGCTGGATGATCTGGTCGAAGCTGATGGCCACTGGACACCCCCTTACTGAAAGAAGCCGACGGCCGTTCCTACGGCCGCGCTGGTCCCGTGCAGGTTCAGCTGCAAGGTCACAGCGTTCCCCACTGGAGCGTAGATGATCACGTCGGACACTGACATGGAGCTCTCCTCCGGCACCAGGCCGACGACCGCTCCGAAGACGACGACGCTGTTGACGGCCGACCCGGACGCCGGGTCGGCGTTCGTGCCCTGCACGGTGATGTCGGGATAGAAGGTGCCAGCCGTGTCGGACAGGGCCGACAGGCTGACCGAGCCACGCCAGCTGTTGCCAGCCGGGATCGTGATGATCGCAGCGCCGTCGGTGGTGGTCTTGCCTGCGAGGGTCAGGCTCATACGATCACAGCTCCGTTGATGACGGCCACGGCAGCCGTGGCGCTGCCGAAGTTCAGCTTCACGGCCACCGTGGAGGTGCCGGAGTAGACGTAGATGTTGTTGAAGACCAGCGTGCTGTTGGCCAGAGACTGTCCCGCGTTGGTGCGCAGGGCCAGCGCCGCCAGCGTGGCGTTCGTGGCCGGGGTGGGACTGCCAGTGCCGGTCATGGTGACCGTGGGGGTCGCCGTGACCGAGGCCGAGGTGATGGTGGCCGACAGGTTGATCGTGAACAGCGCCGTGGAGTTGGCCGGGATGGTGAGAATGGTGCCGCCATCAGTGCTGGCCATGCCGTTGAGGATGCTCGCGGCAGCGGGTGGCGCCAGCGTGGCATAGGGGATGCCAGCGGTGTTGACCGGCGCCGGGCCGGAGCCCACCGAGTACATGACTGCCATGTCAGGCCACCCTGGTGGCCCGCAGGCCGATGTTATAGGCGATGCCAGTTGTCTCGTTGGCGATGGCCTGGATGGAGACCGAGTCGGTCGGACCCAGGATGATGTACCAGATCGCCTCCTCCTGGCCGAACTGCGGGATGTTGAACAGCTGCGCGTAGACGCTGCCACCCCGCATGAGGTTGAGGTTGTTGACCAGCGGCGCAGCCGCTACTGGGCCGGTGCTGTACGCACCGCCGATGATGCGGATGGACCAGTAGCTGGTGGGGGCCCCGTTGCCCAGCGAGCTGGCGGGCAGACTGACAATCGTCTGCCCGGCCGTCGGGGTCGTGACCGTGCCGATAGCCGAGTAGGTGTCAGAGATGTATGGCGTGCCAAGACCGGCCATTCAGATCACCCGCGTGGCAATGATGAGGGCACCGTACACGGTGCCCGTGGTTGCGTTGCCTACAGCCTGCACCGTCAGGGCCTGCGAGCCCGTGAGGGCCAGCTGGAACTGGAAGGGGCCACCATTGGTGACGTTGCCAGCCGTTGAGCAGTTGTACGGCAGGAAGCCGGACACTGCTCCGGCTCCCTGAAACAGCTCCATGTTGTTGGAGTCGGCCGCAGCAGTGGTAGCAGTGCCTGAGACCGAGATCCACACCTGCACCTCGTAGGTGCCAGCAGGCAGCGAGCCGGAGGCGATCGTGGCGATCGCCGTGGCGGCCACTGGTGTGGTCTGCTTGCCAGAGTTGGTCACTGACGCTGCACTGAGCGGCACCGTGGTGACCTGCCCGGTGCCAGTCGTGCCGCCGGAGCCGATCAGCGAGCCGTCAGGATTGACGGCGATGCCGACCGGGCTACCGATCTGGTTGTTGACGATGGGCATCGTTGCCTCACGGACCGACGCGAGTGGCGGTGATGTGAGCGGCGTAGACGGCGGTGGCCGTGGCGTTGGCCACGGCCTTGACTGCCAGGGCCGTGGTGCCGTCGCAGAAGAGGCGATAGCGGTAGGGCCCAGCGGCGTTGGTGGTGCCCGCCGTGGTGGAGGAGTACGGCAGGAACTTGGCCAGGTCGACCGACCCGAAGCTGACCTTCATGTTGTTGGAGTCAGCGGCCACCACCGAGGTGCCGCTGACCGCCAGCCATACCTCGATGTCGTGCAGACCGGCAAGCGGCGTCAGCGTGGCCACCGTGGCACTGGCAGCGGGGCCCGTAGCGGAGTTGGCTACGTTGCTGGACGGGTAGAGAAAGACCTGCTGGCCATCGGGCATGGCTACTCCATCGGGTCGGCGCGATTGAAGTCGCGCCCGTAGGCGGCGCCAGCCTTGTCCGACTGCCGCATGGCGTCCACGATCTTCGGCATCGTGGTGCCGTCAGGCTGAATGCCCTCCTTGCGCGCCTGCGCATAGAGAGACAGCTCCTTGTCCCACTTCTTCTGCTCGGTGAGGTCACCACCGCCACGTCCCGCATACGCCACACGCGTGCCCGCCGCTCGCAGGCACGCGTGGTAGCTGGCGTGATCCTGAGTGCGACACCCGGATCGACAGGTCATCCGAAGTTCCTCCAGGTGCCGCTGTCGTCGCACTCGGTCACGGTGTACGGGCTGCCACCCGCGCCGCGAATCGGGACGCTCTCCACGGTTCGCGCCGTGGTGAGGCGCTCGTTGCCGTTGATGAGGATCTGCGAGCCGCCGTCCGTGCACGGGCAGCCGTCGCCGTCGTGATGCGGGCAGTCGGGCGTCTTCTGCTGCCCGAAGGTCTGCATGGCTTCCATCACTTGCCGCCCTTCTTCTTGGCCTGACCCATGTCCGGGTACTTCTTCTTCACAGCCGCGCGCACCTGCGCAGCCTCCGGCTTACCGGAGCTGCGCGCCAGGGCGTTGGCCGCATGGGCCCGATCCTGGATCGGGTAGTTGCCGGACTTGGCCTTGGCCTTCGGCGTCTTAGCCTTGGTCGGGATGGCGAAGTCGGAGGTCGGGATGGCCTTGCGGCCCTTGGCGTTCAGCTCAGCCATGGCTTCTCCTAGCCGATGGTCATCCAGAACGGAAGCGCTCCGGATGCTGAGTTCGATGCTGGCACAAGCGGAGACGGCAGGGCCGTGACAGAGGTGCCATTGACGGCAGTCCTGAACCGGGAGGCTGGGACGTTCATGTTGACGGCGTTGTTGAAGCCACTGCTGTTGCGGATGATCTGAGGACCAGTTCCGGTGAAGTTGGTGACCAGGGCCACCCAGTACATGCCGGGCTGGAGCAGCTTGGGCGTGGTCCAGGTGGCCTGGAAGAGGCCAGCTGCCACCGTGATGATGGAATCCACGCCAACAGAAGCCAGCAGGTTGCCGCTGGAGTCGTACAGCGCTACGAAGTTCTGGCCAGCGGTGACAGTGCCGGTGCCAGCCGTGCCGACCCACAGGAAGGCCTTCGCCGTCACCGACGGGGTGTCGACAAAGACCGCATTGAGATAGAGGCTGCCGCTGACGATGACCGACTGAGAGGTCGGGATGATCGCCGGGTCGGACGTCCACGCGATCATGCTGTTGGCACCGCGCGGAGTCGGGATGCCGCTCTGCTGGAAGATCGAGCTGGTGGAGGTGGTTCCGGGGAAGCCGGTCTGGTTGTTGCTGCCCGTCAGCGCACCACCGGTGAGCAACAGCGAGCCGGAGCCGTCGTAGTTGAAAGGCAAACCGCCACTGACGCAGCCGAAGTAGCCGCCGGTGGCTCGCACGAAGGAGCTGGTGGCCACGTTCAGCCCGTAGTACGGGCCGTAGCCAGCCGTGTCGCCCTTCATGGGCGCCACGTTCGTCCCGTCGATGATGACCGGGATGGTGGAGTTGTTGACGGTGATGCCCGCGTACTGCGTGGACCCAGCGCCAGCGTTGTTGCCGTCACGACGGAAGCTACAGGCGTTGATCTGGATCGGCCCGTTGCCAGTCGAGGTGTCAACCCGCAGGCCGTCCCAGTTGTTCTGGTCCGTGGAACAGGCGTTGAAGACGATCGTGCTGGTGGCACTGGTGACGTTGACGTAGAAGCCGTACTGCGTGGCGTGCTCGGCGCGGCAGAGGTTGAACACACAGTCGTTGGCGCTGGTCACGTTCCAGTTGTTCTGCGTGGCATTGAAGCCCATGCAGGCGTTGAACGTGGAGTCCTGCACTGCCACGTCCCAACCGTGCACACCGCCGTACCAGGCGGTGACACGGTTGCAGTAGACGTTGGGGGTGTTGCCGCCAGCCACGGCGATCTTCACGCCCGTGCCCGTGGTGTGGCTGGTGACGACGTTGTCCAGCACGATGCCCGTGCTGTTGCCGTTGATGAACACGCCGCCGACCGAGGCCGGAGAGGCGGAGCCGTCGAACAGCAGGCCCACTGCGCTCACATTGGTGAGCGCGCTGACGCTGCCGTCCAGGCTCAGCATCCAGCTGCCGGAGAAGCTAGCAGAGGCACTGATGACCGTGGTGGAGCTCAGCGTCGTTGACCCCGGGTACAGCCCGAACTTGCTGTACGCCAGCAGGCTCGTACCGCTCTTGGGGGTCAGCGGAGTCGAGATGATGTACTTCCCGTAGGGGAAGTACACGGTGCCGCCAGAGGCGGGCACAGAGGCCAGCACGGCCAGGATGGCCGTGGTGTCGTCGGTAACACCGTCACCCTTGACGCCGTGGTCCTTGACGTTGAGGAAGATGGCGTCCTTGGCTACCGCAGCCGTGGCCGTGGCCTGAGCGGTCACGGCCTGGTTCTGGACATCGAGGATGCCAGCGTTGACCAGCGGGCCCCAGCCAGTGGTGCCATCGCTGATGGGCGTGTAAGTCATGGGCCACCGAATCCGCCAGAGCCGAAGCCCCCGTAACCGAAGGTGCCGGGGGCCTGGCTGAAGTTCGCGCTGGTCACGCCTACGTTGCCAGCGATCAACGCCGCCTTCGTGGCGTCGTCAACGATGTAGTTGTAGCCGCCCTGGTAGAGGAAGACGGCTTCGACGTAGTCGTCCTGCGTGAAGAAGCGCCCGGCGGTGTAGACCCCGGCCGGGAACTCCTTGATGGAGATGCCCTGTCCCAGCTTGAGCCTGCGCAGCAGTGGATCGAACTCCCACCACAGCAGGCCTTCGTCCACGTGATTGAGGGTGAACAGCCAGCTGGCCACAGGGCACCCCCCTTGCTAGCTCTTGACGATCGAGAAGTAGTTCGTGCCGTCGGACATCACGACCGCGCCGTGCACCGCGCCGGACGCCAGCACGAGGCTGGCGCCGCCGTCGATGGTCGACGTGGTCGGGGTGATGGTGACGCTGTTGGTCGTACCGGTGGTACGGATGAACAGCGTGCGGCCGGACTGCCACTCGGCACCGGCCTGCGGCACGGTGATGGTGATGGCACCACCGGACGGGTCGCACAGCAGGACCGAGTCGTTGACGGTGGCCGTGTAGGCCGCCGCCGTGACCTTGGTGACCGTGTAGCTGATGTTGTCGTTGCCGGACATGTCAGCCCCCTATCAGGAGTTGTCGATGGTGGAGGTGGTCTCCACGCGGATCAGCGACTCCTGGCGGTAGATCGCCCAGCCCGCCACGCCGTACCAGCCGATCGGCCGGAAGCGCATCAGCTTGTCGGTGATCGGGCCGGGGATGACGTGGAACTCGTCGGCCACAGCCTCCGCCAGCGCCTGCTGGCCAGCGAAGTAGGTGCGAAAGCGGCGCACGGTGTTACCACCGGAGCCGCCGTCGACCGCGTTGTAGCAACGCGGGGACTCGACGTAGTAGGCGCCCTCGTAGGCGCCGATCTCACCGGCCCAGATGTTGCCAGCGGCCGAGTAGTTGTGCGGGTCGCGCCAGGCAGCGGCGCCGGTGTCCGACCGAAGGTCGTAGGAGACCTCAGGGTGGATTGCACACCAGTAGAGGCTGCCCTTGCGCGGGACGGCCTTGTTGGTGCGGAGCTTCACGACGGCCAGGCGGGCCAGGGACGACTTGAAGCCGTCGGTGGTGACCAGCGAGGTGGCACCGGTGGAGATGGTGGCGTTGGTGACGTAGGTCGTGGTGCCACCCTGAAGCTGGATCAGGTTCGATCCGCCACGCAGCGTGGTCTGGACGACGGAGTCCATCGAGTCGGCCATGTTGTACGCCACGATGTTGGCGACAGCCGGGTCGACGTCGGTCAGAGAGAACAGGTACAGCTTGCGGGTGCGAAGCACCGGGTTGCCGTACTCGTTGAGGGTGATGGTCACCGTGGTCGGGTTGCCCAGGGCAACCGAGTCCGGGTCCACGTTCTCGGTCAGCGTCGCGGTCTGCTGCGCCAGGTCCTGGAAGCGCTCCAGGACGATGGAGCCACCAGGCGCCGTCTGCTGCGCCGGTCGCTTGTCAGCGACCTGGCGGAACAGCGGCTGGGAACGCAGAGCGAACTCAAACAGCTTGTCGTACGCGGTCTGGACCGCGTTGGACATAGCAGTGGTATCGGTATACGCGTTAGCCATTGCTTCTCACCTCCCCCTTCCGGGGGCACCTAGACGGTCAGGGCGGTGAGTCAGGCCAGGATGTCCCAGTTCCAACCGTGCGCTCGTGCCACCTGCTGGAACTCCTCCGGCGTGGTGGTCGCCGCCAGCGCCGCCGCGATGGCGTCGTCGCCGGTCAGCTGCTGAGCAGAACCGTCGGTCCCGGCCGCGTTCATCGCGGCCATCCCCTGCTGACTCGCAGGCGGAATCGAGCTGGCCGGGGCGCCCGCAGGCACCTGCTCCTTCGTCGGCTGCTGCTGTCCCTCAGTGCGGGCCAGCATGGAGCCGTTGGCGGTCAGCCACTCCTCCACCTTGTCGGGCTCACCCGTGTACAGCGAAGCCGCTGCCGGGTTGAAGCCCTGGGCCTGGAACACCTTGGCCACCTGCGCCGTCTTCGCCTCCTGGCGAAGCGCATTGAGCTCGTCGCGCATCTCCTTCATCGCCTTGGCGTCAGCCTCCATCTTGTCCCTGAACCACTTGGGACCGTTCTGGTCTGACGCTGGGACGTTGGGGGCGCCTTCACTCTCAGGCGAACCGTAGTACCCGAAACCCATGTCGCTCATCTGAGCCGTCTCCCGCTTCCCTCTTGGCCAGCCAGTCCAAGTTCACGGGGAGAACTTGGACGCTCTGGCGATCACTGACTGTATACCACTATGACCAGCGTCTTACTGCTGCTGGCTGCCAGCATTCAGGCCGATGTAGCTGACAGCGCCGGTGTTGCCAGAGAAGAGCGCCTTCTCCTGGTCGATCAGGCTGCCCTGCTTACGCGTGGCGTTCTCACCGTTCACCACCGCGTTGGGGTTGAAGATTGCGTTCTCAGCCTCGGTCTGGCTGAAGTTCGTACCGAACCGCTGGGCGATCTGCTGGAGCGTGTTCAGGCTCTCGCCGATCTGGCTGTATCCCGTGGTCGCCTGCGCAGTGCTGATGCCCAGCTCAGCCAGGCGTCCGGCGTTGGCGTCCGACAGGCCGCGCATGAGGGCCTGTCCGCCGATCTGAGCTGCCTGTGCCTGTAGCTGAAGCAGCGGGACGGCCTTCGACTGGTCCAGAAAGTAGGCAACCATGTCGCCCTCGCTCACCCCATAGAGGTCGGTGAGTGCCTGCTTGACCTCGTTCGGCGCCTGGGCGACGGTCTGCTGCTCCAGGTTGACCCGATTCTGGATCTCCGTCGGCGACACGTCGCCGCCGATCCAGGCGGCGAAGTCGCTGGGCTGGTCGTAGAACGACTTGGGCAGTCCGGCGTTGGCCAGGATGGCCCGGTAGCTGGACTCCGTCGACAGGTACTGAGCAGGGCTCAGTACGCCCAGCCCGGCCTTGGCTCGCAGCTCGTTGCCAGCGAAGCGCTGCTTGTACTCCGGGGTGTCCTGGAGCAGCAGCGTGATGGTGTCAGCGCCGTAGCCCTGCTTGATGTAGTTGAAGATCGTCGGGGCCAGCGTGCCCAGGCCGAACTGGTCGAACTCATCGACCAGGAAGGAGTAGGCGTCGCGCTGGTCGCCGGTGAGGTCACCGGCGGGGTTGCCCGTGCCGGTCGGCGTGCCGCCGCCGGTCGTGCCACCAGTGCCGCCGGTGATGGGCACCGGCGGCCCCTGCGGGATCGGGCCACCGCCCACCGGCGTCACGCCGGTGGGGACAGAGGTGGGCGTGCCGGTCACCCCTGGCGGGGTGCCCGTCGGCGTCTGAGTGCCACCACCGGTACCGCCCGGAAGGGGCGCCAGGATGTCTGGCATGCCTGGTGTGGTCATGTCCCCTCCTAGATGCTCTGGCCGAAGATCTGGCCGACCTGGCGCGCGATCTGCGCAGTGGACTCACGGGCGTTATCAGTCTTGCGCCACAGCGGATCGTTGCGGACCTGGTCCTCGAACTGCCACAGCGGCATCTGCTGGCCAGCGATGCCACCGGCTGGCAGCTTGGCCGTCATGGCCTGCTCCACGTACTTGTTGCTCAGGTCCACGCTGCCGTCCGGCAGCTCCAGCAGCTGCGCCACGGCCTTGGTGTAGGGCGCGGCCAGGTCCAGCACGTTCTGTCCGGCCTGGATCTGCGTGGCGTAGGCGCTGTACTTGCTGGCGGCCGACTGCCGCATCTGCGCCAGCACGGTGTCGACCGTGGTCTTGCCGCCCTCGATGCCACGCACCTGATCCTGAAACCAGGTGGGCGACTGAGTGAGTCCGTTGGCGTAGGCGTAGGTGAACAGCTTGTCGTAGTCCTGGCCAGCCTGACCGGCCATCTCGCCGTTGCTCATCTTGACCATGGAACCGAGGTAGGCCGTCACTTGCTGGTCGGTCCAGCCGTTCTGGAGCACCTTCAGCACAGCGTTCTGGAGCGTGCCGTCCATCTTGTTCAGCGTCGTGCCCTTGCCCAGCAGGTTGCCGTAGCCCACGGCTACGGCCAGCTGGTTCACGTGGAACGCGGTCTGATCGATCTTCTGGTTGAAGCTGGACGGGTCGGTGTACTTGAGCGTGATGTACTGCCGCATGGTGTCCGACTGCGTGGCCCACCAGCTGGTGTTCTTCAGGTGGGCAACGAAGACGTCGGCAGACCACTGCTGCTGCACGGCCTGGGCGAAGATCTTCTTCAGGCTCTTGTCGGAGTTGATCAGGTCATAGCTGAGCCCGTAGAGGCTGGCCAGCGTCTTCGGGTCCAGCGTTGGCGTCACTGCCGCAGGCGTGGTCACGCTTCCTCCCGATCCGTTGGAGCTGCCTCCGTAGCTGGAGCCGTAGCTAAGGACGTTAGCCACATAGCCCTTGACCGTGGTATTGCCGTCGGAGGCGCTGCTGTTCGGGTTGGGCTGGCCGGAGAACCACATGGCCGCAGCACCGGCAGCACCGTACTTGTTGTAGTAGCCGCCGATGATGTACTGGGCGATCATGTCCTGGATCGCCGGGTTGGCCATGAAGGTGGCCACGCTGACCGAGTAGCCCAGCGCTTCGCGACTCCACTCCGGCAGGTTGGCAGGCATGATCTGGTAGGCGCCCATGGCGCCACCAGGGTTGTGCGCTGAGTAGTTGCCGTTGTAGCTGCCGCTCTCTTCGCGGCGGATGGCCGCGAGAAGCTGGTTGAGTGTGATGTCTGCCATCAGGCCAGCCCCATGTTGCTCAGCACCTGCTTGGCCGTCTGCGCGGTCTGGTTGATGGCAGCCGTCGTCTGGCCCCAGCCAGACTGGCTACGTACCAGGTTGGTGAAGTCGGTCAGGCTCATCGCCTGGCTCGGCTTGCCCTGCGCATCGCGCTGGTTCAGCGCTCGCTGGATCAGCGGGTTGGTGGCGTCGATCGTCTTCGGGTCCATGTCCAGCTCCTTGGCCATGACCTGGACATACGGGTCGATCAAGTCCTTGACCGTCGCTCCAGCCTGGATCTGCTGAGCGAAGACCGGGTACTTGCCAGCCGCCTGCCCCATGAGCTGGTTCATGATCCCAGTCATGTCCGACAGGCCACGGGTGACGTACTGGGCGTAGGTCTTGATCTGGTTGTCGCTGACCTGCACGCCCATCTGCGAGGCGTAGGTTCGCAGCGTGTTGTAGATCTGCCCGGCCTGGCCACCGATGACGTGCTTGTCGTTGAAGCCCACGTACTGGCCCATGAAGTTGGCGACCTGCTCGTTGTTCCACCCGTACTGCACGATGTTGGTGGCGAGCTTGTTCAGCTGGGCGGTGTTCAAGATCGCGCCAGCCTTCACGGCCTCCTGGCCAGCTACCGCCTGAGCGGCGGCGATCTGCGCCTGGTAGGTGGCCGGGTCCTCCTTCTTGAGCACGTCGGCCTGGCGCATGGTGTCGGAGTTCTCCGCCCACCACTTGGTGTTCTTCAGGTGCGCGGTGAAGACGTCCGGCGTCCAGGTGTTCTTCACAGCCTCGTTGAACAGGTTCTTCAGCTCAGGCGCCGCCGACTGGAAGAAGGCGTAGGACATGCCGTAGGAGCTGGCCAGCGTCTCCTTGTCAGGAGGCGTCGAAGTGCTGCCGAACGCGCTCGTGGTGGCCGTCTGGAAGTCCTGGTAGGGGTTGCTGCCCTGCACGCCAGGAATGCGCCGGGCCCCGTAGAAGCGGCTCTGGTAGTACGGGTCCGTCAGCGAGCTGATCTGCACGCCCTGACCAGGGCGTGGGGCAGCGATGAACTTGCCCTGGCCGATGTAGATGCCCACGTGGTCCGGACCGGCCTTGGACCGGTCCGTGTCAAAGAAGACCAGATCTCCCGGCTGGAGCTGCTGGATGCCGACGTTCGCACCCACGTTGATCTGGTTGTACGTGGTGCGCGGCAGGTTGATCCCAGCCTTGCCGAAGACGTACTGCACCAGCCCAGAGCAGTCGAAGCCCTGCGGGCTGGCGCCACCCCACTGGTAGGGCACGCCCTGGAAGCCCAGGGCCATCTGCACGATGTCGGATGCGCTTGGGATCTGGGCCATCAGCGCGGCGCCCCAAACACCGCAGACTCGAAGGCATTCTCATACGTCGTCGCCGCCTGAGTGGCGCCGTACTCCGGCTTCGCCTTGACCTGCTGCTCAGCCAGGAACTTCTGGGCGTCGGCCGAGTAGCCGCCCTTCTGGTCCTGCTTGGTGGTGGCAATGACGTTGCCCTGGTCGTCGTACTGGTTGGTCGTGGTGATGACCGTCGGGTTGGCCTGCTCCGCCTGCTGAAGGGCCGACGAGTACGCCGTCAGCTCGCCAGGCAGCGGATCACGGCCCAGCAGCTGCTGGAAGATCGAGGTGGCAGTGGCCTGGGCGGTCGCTGGATCGGTCAGGTTCACCGCCGTGGCTGTCGTCGTGCGGAACTGCGGGCCGACGTAGCGACGAGCGCCCGTCAGGGCGTTCGTCTGGAAGAGGCCGTCCTTGCTGGTGACCCAGCTGCCAGCCGACTGCTGGTTGGTGATGTAGCTCTTGAGGATGTCCATGGGCGAGACCTGCTGGCCGCTGGCGCCCACGGTGGCAGCCGTGGTCACCAGCTTGTTCCACATGTCCTGCGCCTGCACCCAGCCGTCGCCCGGCTTGAGCAGCCCGGCCATGACGCCCTGGGCGACCAGAGCGTTGACGGTGTTCTGGTTGAAGGTGCCGAAGAACGCCTTGGCGTTCTCCAGCGTCATCCAGTACGGCGAGTTGTCAGGCCGGGCCAGCTCCTGGTCACCGGCGTGACCCATGCCGCCTCGCGTCATGGTGTTGTTCATCTGGAACTGCGTGCCCATGTACACCTGGCCAGTGCCACCGGTGACCCCGGTGGACTGCGTGGACGTGTACTGGTTGACCACCGACTGCTCACCCGAGGTGAGGCCATAGGTCGGCGTCGGGGTTGGGCCGGTACCGACTCCCATATCAGACCCCCTGGCTCTGCTGCTGCTGGTCAGCGGCGTCTGCCGCCTGAGTGGCCGCCAGCAGTTCCGGCGTCATGGCGTCCACGCCAAGATCCTTGCTCAGGTAGCGATGGTAGAGGTTGCCGAAGCTGACATCCCCTTCGATCATGTTGCCCACCTGCGTGTTCCATGCATCCAGCAGGTCGGAGTTGCTGGACGACGACAGCGATTCGGAGCCGCCCTGAGCCTTGCGCTGAGCCAGCTCCGTAGTGACCTGGTTGCGGAAGCCGATGTACTGCTGGAGCACGCGCAGGTCACTGCGCGCCGGGTCGTTCAGCATGCTGGCGTTGGCCGGGTCATTGACGAGCTGGCTCATGCCAGCCACCAGCCGAGCCGTCTTCAGCTTGTCGTAGCTGTTGAAGGCCGTGGACCAGGCGTCGTTGTAGTACGGGTTCGGCTTGCCGTCCGGCAGCATCGGGTTGCTCATCATGGAGATGAACGCCGTCTTCGCAGCGCGCAGATCCTGCGCGCCAGCGGAGCTCATGTTGGTCAGGCCACGGCTGACCAGGGTGGCCGTGAGGCCGTTCATGAAGCCGGTGTACTTGACCCACCCCAGCCGCGTCTGGTTCTCCGCCATGGCCTGGTCCGCCGTCAGGCGCGTACGCATCATCTCGGCGGAGCCGGGGCTGAGCGGGTTGTTCAGCTCGTAGGTGTAGGCCGCAGGCGAGAACGGGCCGTTGCCCTCAGGGCCGATGATGAGCGGCGCCAGGTCCGGGTACTTGGCGATGAGGTCGCCGTACTTCTGCTCAAGCGCAGCAGCCTTCATCGTGGCCGGAGCCCCCGACAGGTTCTTGCTCATGTTCTGGGCGAAGATGAAGTGGCTCTCGCCGTAGCGCGACAGATACTCCTGGTCGGCCGTGTTCGGGTTGGTCCGCAGCAGGTTGTTGTACTGCTGGCGGTAGAAGGTGAATGGATCGTTGTTCTGGCCGGAGAACGGCCGGACGAAGGCCGAGAAGGCCGAGAAGCGCCAGTAGTCCTTCACGCGCGCCGCGATCTGCGACGCGCTCGGCATGGGCGCCCCGAAGTTGTCGTGGTTGAACTGCGCTTGCTGCATGATCTGGAGCTTGACCTGCTGGTAGCGGTAGTCGCTGGTGTTGTACGCGCTCAGGAAGTCCTTGATCGCGGACGGCAGGTACTGGTCGGCCAGGCGGCCGACCAGACCGTTGGCCGTGCTGGGGCCGAAGGGCAGGATGCCCATCTGCTGCGCCAGCTGGGCATCGGTCGGCTTGTCCTTGACGAACTCGTTCACCGGGATGGTGACGATCGGGCCCTGGCCAGGGTTGAACCACGGGTCGCCAGCCAGCACCAGGTTCATCGACTCCTGGCTCAGCTTCATCTGGCCCTGCTCGTTGGCCGAAGTGACGCCTCGGATCAGAGCACCCAGCCCTGGCAGCTTGAGCAGGCCCTGCGGCACGCGAGCCACGATGTAGCGGTCGCTCATCGGAGCCTCGACCATCTTGCCCTGGGACGGGTCGTAGACCATGCCGTCCTTGGTGATGGTCTCACCGTCGTTGTTCTGTATCATGCCCAGGCTGAGCGGCACGTTGAAGAACTTGCTGGCGTACCCGGCGACCTCCGGCCGCTCAGCGATGATCCGCGCCCAGCGCTGCCAACCTTCTGCCGTCGCGGAGAAGAAGGGCGTGACAAGACTGAGCGCGGCGGCTGCGTCGCTCTTGTGAGCGATGTCGAAGACCAGCTTGCGAGTGTCGCGCACGGCGAGACGGCGGGCCGTCTCGGCGATACGGTCGGCATCGGCCACCGTGTGAACGGCGCCCTGTGCCGCCTCGGTCTGCATGAGCGAGTTGGCGTGGGCCTCGTAGAGCTGGTTGAACAGCGGGTGCCGGGACCAGGTCTTGGCGGGCATCTCATTGACTGTGTTGAACCAGTGCTGGATGACCTTGTCCAGGGTGCGGTGGTACCGCAGCAGCGTGTAGTTCTGGCCGATGCCAGGCGCGATGGCGTCCGGCCGCTGCGACGGGTTCGGGATGGCCGACTTGAGGAACGACGGCGTGACGCCGTCGGGCTCCAGCGCCTTCTGGGCGATGCCGGGCAGTGGGGCCATCTCGTGCACGTCATACGCGATGGAGTTGGCTACCTGGTCATCACCGACCATCTTGAGCCCCAGGCGCTGGCGGTAGGCGTAGCCCTCTGGCGTCTTGAACCAGGCCATCAGGTTGGCTGCCGACTGGTCCACGTGCACGCCATTGGCCGCGTCCTGAAGGACGCGCCGGGCAGCTGCATCCTGGCCCATCTGCGCATTGAGCAGATGGGCCCAGGCCTGACCGTGCAGCGACTCGTTGGCAATCGCGTTGACCTGCACGGCGCCGTGGTCCCACGAGCGCATCAGGTTTCCGTGGATTAGCTGGCGGTTGGTGTTGAAAACGTTAGCCAGCGACTCGTCTGGGCTGATGACCTGCTGGAAGTACTGGCCACGCACGCCCTGGAAGGCGCCAGGGATCGGCACACCGTTGATGGTGATGGCCTGGTCACCCTGGCGCACCTTCTCCTGCGCCGCGATGGCAGCGCGCATCTCCTCCTGCATCTGCGCCCGGCCGTCGGTGAGCCACTGAAGGTGGCTCTTGTAGTCGGCCAGGCGCTGGAGGCGCGCTGCGGGCACCACGCCCACGCCCACCGGCGTGGCCGCAGCGGTGGCAGCACGCTGCTGCACCAGCTGGTTCAGCTGGTCGATGCGCGCCTGGGGGTAGATGCCAGCCTTCTGAACGATGTCCAGCTGCTTCTGCGCTGCCGTCAGCTGCCCCTGGGCCTTGTTGTAGGCCTTGGAGCCAGCCTTGACGTACATCGCGTGTACGCCCTCTTCCTTGGCGATCTGGCCCTGAAGGTCCACGATCTCGTTGTCGGCGTACTGGATGCCGATGCGCTTGGTCTCCGCAGCCGCCTGGTAGTAGGGCTTGAGCATCATCGTGCTGGCGTTGGTGGCCAGGTTCTTGATGCCCCAGCCAGCGCGTAGCGCCATGGACGCCATGCCGAGACGGGCGATCTGGCCACCAAGATCGTCACCGAGGACGCGGGGGATGTAGCCCAGGCGAAACAGCTCGCCGAACTTCCAGGCGTGCTGGAAGAAGTCCAGGCCAGCCCTCACCGCGTCGTAGGCGTTGCCAGCCTTGAGGTGCAGCGCCTCAAGCGCGCTGGTGTTGCGCCGCAGGATGATGTCGTAGCGGTCCAGGTTCGGCATGATGTGGCTGTTGATCAGCCTGGCCACCAGGTTCGGGTGGATCGAGATGGCACCACCAGTGTCCGTGAAGGCGTCGGCGCGGATCGGCCGCAGGTTGCCGCCCTGCTGGATCTGCGCCGTGGTGTACTGCCGCAGATTGTCCTGCATGACGCCCAGGCGCTGGCGGTCTTCGCGATAGATCGCCTCGCCGATCTCCGGCGAGAGGCCGTACTTGGCCGCCACCTTGGCCATGCCCAGCTTGCCCATGTCCTGGAGAACGTTGAGGCGGCTGCCCTCGTCGGGTGCCTTCAGGTACTCGTTCAGCATGTTCTGGCGCACATCTGGCGTGATGCCAGGAACGCGGGCCAGGAAGCCGCGCAGCTCGTTGACCGAGTCCTGCGTCAGGTCGTTCACGTCCACGTACCCGTGGGGGTTGTAGTTCGAGAAGGACCTGATGATCGTGACCGGCGTCTGGAAGTACTTGCTGAGCATGCGCGACTTGGCCAGGCCCAGGTTGGGCATACCGAGCGCCACGAGCGGCCGGGCTGCGCCCGTCTGGTAGACGTTCTGTGCGATCTGGCCCTTGATCGCGTTCATGAAGGACAGCTGCGTGTCCTTGATGTTGTCAATCTCGCCCTGGTGGGCGAGGATCGAGTTGTACCGCTGGACCTGGTCCATGTTGGCGTTGATGCCAGCCTCGACCTGGTTCATCCGGCTGTCGATCAGCTGGGCCAGCAGCGGGTTCGTGACGAACCCACGCTGGAGGCCCATCGTGGCCAGACGAGCCTGGTCCTGCTCAATGGTCAGACGCGCAGCCGCATTCTGGCTCTCCAGCTCCCCCTGGGCCGTGATGTCTCCGATGCCGGAGCGCAGGAAGAGATTGACCTCCTGCGGGCTCTGGAGCGTGGAGACGATCGCGCCGAAGCGCGGGCCCATGGCTGAGGTCTTGGCCATGACCGTGTTGTTGATCAGCTGCGGATCGTCCTTGTTGGCCCACAGGAAGTCCTGCACCGCGCCCATGCGCGAGCTGTTGACCAGGTTGTTGATGTTGCGGGCGGTCCAGCCAGCCTGCGGCTTCATGAAGGTCGGCAGCATGTTGCCGACGGCTCGCTGGGCGAGCGTCGGCGCGGGGCGCGTCAGCGGCGTGACATCGAGAGCCGAGCCGGTGAAGGGATGCTTGATCGCCTGGGCAGCCAGCTCGCCAGCGCTGAGCCCGCCAGCCTCCACGACGGTGGAGCGCAGGCGGCCGATCGCCTTGCCAGCCAGCGTGGTCGGGTCGGCGTACCAGCTGAACGCGAAGTCAGCGGCGCCAGAACCGTACTTGAACAGGTTCGAGTCCTGGCGCTTGGACTCGATGAACTGGTTGCCGACGGCGGGCATGCCCGCTTCCTTCAGCAGCTCGTTCTGTTGGTCGGACGGCAGGCTGTTGAAGCCCTGCGGCAACAGCGCGTCGGCGGGCTTGTAGTAGACCAGCGGGCTGTTGACGGCCTTGGCAAAGTCGTCGACATTGTTGATGGCCAGGGCCTGGCCAGGGGAGATGTGCTTCGACGCCTCCCAGGCCTGGGACCAGTTGCCGGAGTTGAACAGGAAGTTCGGCTGCTGGCTCAGCGGCTTGGCGCTCATCTCGCCGGACATGAGGAATGCCGTCGAGATGGGCTGGCTGATGAAGTTGTTGCGCGCCCAGTTCATGCCCTGGAGCGTGGCCTGAAGTGTGGGGTCGACACCTGACTGCGCCTGCTGGGGCGCGTTCTCGCGCGCGGCCTCCACCGGATCGCGATACTGCGATGCGGGGGCCGTATAGCCACCCGCATCGTTGATCCAGTGCGACAGGTCGGCCGCAGCATTCTGGAGCCACTGACCAAGACCCACTAGCTGGCCCCCTGTCCGCCTTCGTACACGTCGATGTTGGCCTGCGTCGTCTGGAGCGCGTAGGCCGAGTTGTACCCGACCAGGTCAGGGTTGGGTCCTCGCGTAGCAAAGTCCACTGCGAGGGCCGGGGTGTTGCCGAAGAACTGGGCGTAGGCGCCCAGATTTTGCCACCAATCCACTACTGCGCCCCCTGCCCAGCGGCGAAGGCCATGACCTGCCGTACCAGGTTGCGCGCTGCCCGGCTGGAGCCGGGCTGGTTGGCCATGGCCTGGAAGACCGGCAGGTATGGGACCAGCTGCTGCAAGTCCTGGTTCTGCATGTTGGGGATGCCCAGCGCCTCGGTCCCGGGACCGGGACCGAGCGCCGCGCCAGCGGTGACTGGCACGTTCGGCTGCGCGGTAGGCGCACCGAACGGCACCCGCTGGGCCCCAGGGCCGCCAGGCCCCTGGGGCGGGATCGGCTGCGCCTGGTTACCGCCGGGGGAAGACGACATAGGCGCAGCCGACTGAATCGACTGTAGCTGCTGAGCCTGCCCGTACGGCAGACCAGTAACCGGCCGAACTGGCTGCCCTGGACCGCCATCCGTCCGCTTGCTCAGGGCCCCCGGACCACTGACAGGGGCCGGGTTGCTGGGCTGACGTGCGCCGCCTCCGGCCACGGCCCCTCCTCAGATCAGTAGTCGGACGGGTCCGGACGCATGCCGTTGCTGGACGAGTCGCGGGTGCTGGCGTTGTCGCCGCCCTTCATGCCGGAGCCGATGACGGTGGAGTCCCACTCGGTCATCATCGTGTCCGACTGCGGACGGGCGTTGTCGTAGTTCATGGACTGGTCGTTCGGCATCTGCGTGAACACCGGGCCCATGCTGCCCTGGAGGGACATCATCGGCTGCGCCGCGCCCTCGTGGCCAGCGTTCGATCCGCCGGTCAGGTCTGCCATTTCCGCCTCCTAGCTTCCGTGAGCCGCACAGTACTTGGGCCGTGGCCCCTTGCCCCCGTACGGCTTGGGGGCGTCCTGGCAGCCTTCGGCGGCGCAGGTGCCCGCCTCCGGCTCGAAGCTGTCGTCCGGAAGGACGACGTCCCGGCCGACGGCCGGGCAGCCCAGGTGGTGGCCGTCTTCGCGGCCACAGTCCGGGCAGTCATGCCGCTCAGGCGGCTTAGGCAAGTCGTAGTAGACGGTCATCCGACAGGCTGCCTCCGCATAACGCTGGCCTTCAGGGCAGCCTGGCCGTTGTTGCCAAGCCCGGCCAGCAGGGACATCAGGTCAGGGCGTCCGCCCGGACCCATGGTGGCCTGTCCCGGCGCGAAGCCGGACGGCAGACCGGTCACGGGGTTGATGTCGGCCGGGGCCTGGCCCCCACCAGGTCCCCCGGGTCCCCCGGCCGACTGGCCCTCCCCAGGGCCACCTCCACCTGGTCCCGCAGCGCCGGGCGGAGGAGTCTGTGGCTTGAAAGCGTCCAGGATGGCTTCGTGCATCGGGACGCCCTTCTCGCGCTTGGCGATCAGAGCCGAGAACTTCATGAGCAGGTCAGACGGATCCTGCCCCTGCTGGGCCAGGATGCCGATGCTGCTGGCCATGCCGAAGATGCCCTGCTTGAGGGCGTCGGTGACCTGCTCCACGTCGACCTGCTTCTGAAGCGAGGTGACATCCACATCCATGGGCAGCTGCCGCTGGACGAAGTCGCGCGGAACGAGCTGGTCGCCACGAAGCTGGAGCAGGAAGACCAGGGCCTGATTCGGGTTCATGCCCGAGGCGAAGCCGTAGCTGACCGAGACGGTGTAGTCGTTCTTGATGTCCCGGCTGGGCTTGTAGGTCTCTTCGAAGGGCTCGCCGTTGACGATGCCCCGGATCTCCTTGACCGCGTCCGGCCAGAACTTCTCGTCCATCTCGAAGCACATCTGAAGGGCATCGCGGATCGCCTCGCCGATGATGAGCTGGCCAGTGGCGATCTGGATGTCGTAGCCCTGGTTCAGGGCGTCCACGCCCTGGCCGGTGATGATGCTGGCCTGGAGGTTGCCCGTGGACGCCGGAGGCGTCCGGGAGCCGGTCATCATGTCCTGCTGGAGAACCTGCTCCTGCTGCCAGGCCACCTGTGGCACGTCCTGGCCGATGCGGCGGATCTTCTCCGGGCTGTTGGTCCGGATGATCGCGTCGTCGCCGAAGGGGATGCGCTGAACGTCGGTGGGGATGGCGAGCGGGGCACGGACCGTCTGCTGCGTGGCCTGGAGGCCGAGCAGCGCCATGCGTGCGCGAGCCATGTGCACCCAGATGACGTCGTCGTACTGGCCGCGCACCTCTTCGTCCCACATCGGCTTCATGCCGATGACGACGTTGGGGCGGCCGAAGCTGTTGGCCACCTGACTCAGCACCAGGTTGTTGCGCTCCGGCATGTACAGCAGGAACTGGTCTGAGTCGGTGTACTTGATGACCTCCAGCAGGGTGTCCGGGGCCGTCTCGTTGAGAGGCCCCCGATCCATGCCAAGGATCTGGGCTCGGTACTGCGGCCACTTGTCGGCCAGCTTCCAGGCGGGCTCGCGCCAGACCTTGGTGTAGCTGATCAGGCGCCCGTGCAGGTCGTGCTGCGGATAGGCGCCCATCGGGTTGTCGATGCGCATGGTGGGCCGACCGGTCCGGAAGTCCGGCTCCACGATGATCGGCATCATGCCGTACATCAGGTAGTGGTCGGCCCCGCTGGGCATCTTCTTGCGCAGCTCGCTGTGCAGGATGTAGCTGTAGGCAATCTTCGTGCGCTTGGCAGAGAAGTCCTTGGCCCGCGCAGAGGTCTCGACGCCGGAGGCGCAGTTGATGGACGGCAGCGGGGCCAGGTGCTCTGCGAGCTGCCTGGCCGCGATGTCGATCCAGTTGGCCACGATGGGCTTGGGCCATGCGTCCGGGAAGGATCCCGGCATGACCTCGTCGGTCTTGTTGGCGCGGACGTTGTGAACCTGCTGCATGCGTCCGTCGCGGTCGGAGGCGTTGCGGCGCAACGCCATCACGCGCCGGGCGACGATGTCGACGTCAAGCACCGCAACCTCCTAGATTCGATTGATCACTCTACGGCTTCGGCGGCAGCTGGGCCTTGATGGCGTCGACGTCGGCCTTGAGGTCGGCGATGGCCTTGGCGTGGTTCTCGTGAACCTTGTCCATCCAGGCCATGACGGCACCCATGCGCACGGGGCCGGAGCCGTCGGCGTCGTTCTCGGTGTGCATCCACACCGAGTCGCTGATGATCTGCTTGAGCTGAGCGATGGTCTGCGGATCGAGCACGAGATCCTCTCCTCCGGGAACCCACTGTCCCCAGTCGTCCTGCTGGTGGTCGTTCACGTCACACTGCACGTGGTTGATGGTCACCTCGCCCAGCTGCTGACGCATCGTGGCCTTCGGGTGCCACTGCCCGTGGCTCCAGGCCACGGTCTGCCACAGCCAGCGATAGCCGCTGTTCGCGGCACCGGTGACGGCGGCGAGGCCGCCATAGATGCCGACCCGGTCCTGGCCAAGGATCTTCGCCGCGCCCGCGTAGTAGGGCGCGATGTCGGGCCACTGGCTGTCGAAGTCGGCTGCGAAGTAGATCGGCCTGCCTGCTGGCATGGCCAGGTCGCTGTAGCCGTTGCGCTGACCTGCGGCCATCTGGAGGGCGACCTGGGCATCGTTCATGCCTGCCGAGTAGCCGTCCAGCGCCCGCTGGGCCATGTCCTCGAAGACGACGCCCATGGGGATGCCATGGGCGGCAAGGTCGTCGGCCTCCGGCCGCTGGAGCGTCTTGGTCGTGTCGTGCGACAGGTAGCGCATGACGCCCTGCACGCCTGCCGCCTTGAGCGCTCCGCCGCCTGGCTTCGACCAGGGATAGTCAACAATCATCCGAAGTCCTCTCCTGGTATGTACGCCGTGTTGATGCCCTCGCGCTCGCACAACCGAACCAACAGCTGGTGGTCGTACATGGCCAGCTCGCTGGAGATCTGGTCGGACCGCTTGGCCGCGATCAGGAGGATCGCGCCCTGGAGGCCTGCGAGGCTGGACAGCGCCAGGTTCAGCAGGATGTAGGGATAGGGGTCCGGCCCGGTCTTGCCGTTGAGAAGCATCCACAGAGCCATGAACATCGTGAAGGCTGCTACGAACCCCCACGAGCCCATGCCGTTGCGCATCCTGTCAGCTGCTCGCTCTCCCAGCGTCAGCTCCTTCCCCGCCCGCACGCCGGGGTGTTCATGCCAGCGTGACTTCTTCATGTCACCATCGCCCGTCCCATGCACCAAAGCCCCCCTGAGTCACGGCGTAGTCCACGTCGATCACGAGTTGATCTTCCGAGTCTCGCAGAGAGGTGAACTCACTACCCATGTGGTAGCTCTGCTCCTCCCCCTGCACGAGCTCCTTGCAGCGGATCTCCGCGAACCATAGGGCCATGACCGTGTCGGTCTTGCCCTTGGTCTGCGGGAACCACGTGCACAGCTGCTCAACGAGGGACTTGGCGCCCTCGGACT